TCCTTCAGTAATCTTTGAATAATATAAACTATCAAGTCCTATCGTTGCCATTTTTATACCTCCAATTTATATAATTTTGCCACATCAATGGCATAATGGTGAAAGCCGGTATCATCTTCATGACCGATGTACCGGCGGTCTGTTATGGTAAAGTCTGCACTCAATAGAGAGCAGACAATTGTTTTTTTAAGTTGTGTATAATTGCCTTTAACAAAAAGGGACAGCCTTGCTTCCTGTATTTCATATCCCGGTTCATTATCTCCATGCAGCTCAAAAGTATCTACAAGGGGAGTAATAACCATATATTTATTAGGGGGAGTATCTGAAAACACTCCTGTCTCTATTGGAACTAAAGGTGAAATAAGGGTAATTAATTCTTCCAACATACTCATAAGTTTTCTACCTCCTTGTCAAAGGCCTCTATCATGGCATTAATACATGCCTTCCTACTTGCTGATTTAGCGGGTTTTAGAAAGGGTTTAGGTGGCTGCCCGCTTTTACCGTATTCCAAAACACCGGCAATCATTGAATTGCTTTTTCCATCAGAGCGAGGCTCGGAAAAACCAACTTTGACATTAGAATTACCATTCTTATCAATAAGAGCAGGGGAGACACCAAGGGCAGAAACAAGTTCCCCGGTGGAACGACTTTTTCCTTTTATATTAGTGCCAATAATACTTTGTAAATTAGACTTAACCTTCTCTTTTACAACTTTGCCACCGGCTTCAAGGACCTTAGGAATTATTTCATCTGTCTTATCACCAAGCTTTGAAATCTTTAGAAGAAAATCTTCAGGCATTTTCATAACAGCCTTAGCCACTTGGCTTCACCTCCTTTGCGAGTACCTCAATATACATTTTTCGATTTTTAATATTCTCAACCGAAATTATCTCAAAACGTTCATCTTTTGTTACAATAATCATATCAGGTGTAACTGTAGCACCGGGAATACATCGAAATCTAAAAAGGTCGGTAGCAACTGAGAAGGTTGCTCTGTTAGCCCACTTCTCAGTTCCATGACGTTTCTCTCTATAAGCTCGAACTGAAACAATAATAACGTCAGCTTCAGTAGAAAAACCCTCAGAATCTTTGACAGTTACCTTCTGTAATATGTCAATAAAGGTATTCATTTTACCAAAGCTCATACTACACCTTCCAATCTCTGTCCAACCGTAAGAGCAGGTTTACCGTATTCCATACCTGCTCTGCGGCTTGAACATTATCTGAGTAAAAACCTCCAGTGCTCCCATCCCTTGATTCATAGAAGTGGGAAGACAACATAATCACCGCTTGTTCAGTAGTTGGAGGCATTTGATTATCTGCATAAAAGTTTTCTGAAAGATGCTGATAGCTCTCAGCGTACTTTACAGCGGCGGTAATATATAACTGCAAGAGTTCATCATCTTCACTGTGCTCGAGAATAAGATTTGCTTTGACTTTTTCTAATAGTGTCATTATTAACCACCGCCTTTCATCAGTTTTCTATAATAACCATACAAGTGGTTTCGCTATACCCAGAAGCCCATAGAGTGAAGATTTTTGGTGTATCAATAATTTCATCACACTTAAGCCACATTACAATATCGCCGGCAGATCCTCCAACTGAAGCAGCCTCTGTTACATCATCAGATGTAAGCTGATAACCGTTGTATTTTACTGCTGTAATATCAGGTAGCCCTGTTGTAATATTCATGCCAATCCACTTATGTGTACCTTGTTCCAGATTGGAACTGGGGAATGCTACAAGTTCATCAACATCTACAGACACAGTAATAACGTCATCTTCAATTGAAATATCTGTAACCTTGCTTTGATTTGCAATAAGTTCTTCACCGGAGGGTGTCGAAATTTTTGCTACAGAAACATTCCATGTATCTGTTTCCATATATCCTACGTCTTTAAGTTTTAGAAGAAGTTCGTTAAAGTTATCTTTTAAACCTGCTACAGTAGTTGCAGTGCTTGCAGCTTGGTTTTTAGCTGCAGGAAGCCCCGTTACTGAGGCTCCTTTCTTAATTTCAAGAGTACCGCCTATGACGGTTTTATCTCCGCCTTGCTCTGTATAATTTTTAGTGTTATAGCTCATAAGACACCTCCATTACGCTTTTTGCTGAAGTACCTTAACGGCTTCAGGAAGAATAAGCTTTCCATCAACACGTTGAGTTGCAACGAAACCAACTTGACCTGTTACGGCATAAAGTTCATTTAACCTTTTAAATACACGACCTTGACGGTCTGCAACCCAGTAGTAGCTTAAGTCACCAAATACAATAGTCTTAGCAGCTGAAGCAATGGCCGGAACATAGGCTGATGTGTATATAGGTCTGTTTAGTATTGTATCAGGAGTACCCGCCTGTAGAGATGGCTGCCATAAATATTGACCTTGGCCATCTTTTAGTTTGCGTATTGCCTTAACGGTAGCATCATTCATGACGAATACCGACTTATTTCTGTATGGTGCTTTTAATGAATAGAATAAATCTAAAATCTCATCAAATGTAATGGCAGTAGCTCCTGCGGTAGTTACACCAAGTTGAGCACCGCCAGTTGCTGCAAGTATACCTGTTGGTTTTCCTGAAGCATCTCCGGTGAAGAAGGCTTCTTCTTCTTTATTACCTATACGTCTTGCAAATTCTTTAGAAATATAGGCTTCAAGATTAAACACACTGTCATTGAGAAGTTCTTCTGAAACCTTTATCAATGTGCCAAGTTTATATGCACCGATTGATACTTGACCGAAGCTGTCATCACTATCAGGGATTGCACCCTCTTCATCTACCCATGATGCGGTGCCTTTAGAAGCTACCACGGGAATTTTTCTGTCCCCGGTGGAAGTAGTAATGACATTGGCTAATTTACGGAAGATATTTTCTTCCTCAAGTGCCTCTATAAGAGTTCTTTCAAACTCATCGGGTACTAAGTATCCACCCTCGGTGTCAGTACCAACTTGAAGAGCGTTTCTTATGGTGACATCAAGTCCTTCACCGGCACGAGTACGCATAGCATTCCAGAATGCCTTTTTGTATTCATCAGATGCCCTGCCGGTCTTTTCTTCCATATTGGGAAGTTTAGGTTTACCAGTTAACGGATTGGCAGTAGGAGCATTTAGCTCAGCATCAAGTATGGCTTGTTTTTCTAAACGGTCTATTTCCTTACCAAGAGCAATGACATCCGCCTCCATTTTGTTGTATGTTGCTTCATCTTCAGCGGAGATAAGTTCGTCTGTTCCACGTTTTGTATCTAAGAATGCCTTAGCAGCATCCCATGCTTTTGCACGTTTTTCGCGCAGTTCTAAAATCTTGTTCATAATTTTTTCCTCCTAATTAATGAATGATGTTGTTTAGCCGTTTTTCAAGATCAGCAGCAGAAATGCCTGTCGGTTTAACAGGCTTATTAATCTTTGGACAAATTTTGTTAAACAGCGAATTTGTAACAGCTCTGCGGCTGAAAGCATAAGTAAAGTCATCATTTTGCACTCGCTTTTTCTCATCTGTTAAAATGTCATCTGCGAAACCAAGCTCAATAGCTTTGTTAGCATTAAGCCATGTTTCAGCGTCCATAAGTCGAGAGAGCTTTGCTCGAGATTGCCCGGTTTTAATTTCATAGGCATTGATAATACTTTCTTTTACTTCCGATAGCATAGAGACTGCTTTTTGCATTTCCTCAGTATCTCCAATTGCTATTGTCAGAGGATTGTGCATCATCATAAGGGCAGTGGGAGCCATCAGCACAGTTGTTCCTGCCATAGCAATTACTGAAGCAGCAGAAGCTGCAATGCCGTCAATTTTTATTGTCACATTTCCTTTATAGTCCATGAGCATTGAATAAATTTGACTTGCTGCAATACAATCACCTCCGGGTGAATTAAGCCAAATAACAATGTCACCCTCACCGGCATTTAAGTCTGCTTTAAATGCATGTGGGGTGACATCATCATCAAACCATGATTCCTCGGCGATTATACCGTCGAGGTAAAGTGTCCGTGTTCCAGAGTCTTCATCCTTAACCCAGTTCCAAAATTTCTTCATTTGGTTTCCTCTCTTTCTGTAGTTTTTGCGAACGCACCTGCGTCCTGTAATTTAGTCATAGCACCGTTAATAAGATATAGGTCTCCGCCAAGTTCAGCAGAGATACGGTCTAAATTCTCAAGCTCACGAATATCATTGGCACTCATCCAGCCATTTTGCCTTGCAGTGGCATAACCATTCATACGGCTTACATAATCTCCTCGGAGAAGTCCATCTACATTAAATTTAATGAATACTTCAGGTTTTTCGCTTTCCATTAAAAGTGAACGACACATAGTCTGTTCCCATCGAATTATCCACGGGTCAAGTGTGTATTTTACAAACTCCAATGACTGCTGCTCAATGTTTGAGAAAGAAGATTTTTCAAGGTCTGCAAGCATATGGGGTGGCACTCTGAAAATACGTGCAATTTCATTAATTTGAAACTTCCTTGTTTCTAAAAACTGTGCCTGTTCAGGAGAAATACCGATAGGTTGATATTTCATACCTTCTTCAAGAACAGCTACTCGGTGAGAATTTGCAGAGCCTTGATATGCCATGTTCCAGCTTTCTTTCACCTTCCGCGGGTCTTTTATTGTGCCGGGATGTTCCAATACACCACCCGGAGTAGCACCATTTGCGAAGAATTTAGCTCCATATTCTTCAGTAGCCATAGATAAACCCACAGCATTTTTAGCCATAGCAATAGGGGAATAGCCTACCAATCCATCAAAACCTAACCCGGGTATATGAAGTACTTCCGATGGATCTAGATAGACGAGATTGTCTTTTCCCAAAGTTGGTGCATCTTCTATACTTCGTTGGTACAAATAAAAAAGCCGGCCATTTTTGTCACGGTCGACTGACATTTTATTTGGCATTAAAGGATATAGAGCAATAACCTCGCCTCGGGCATTTCGAATAATCTGGGCATAAGCATTGCCCCATAATAAAAGATGAATCATAAGCGTTTCACGGAAAGTGAATGAAGTCATCTCAGGATTTGGCTCATCGTGGAGCAGTTTATATAGCGGATGTCTTAAATATTTCTCTTTTCCACCTGTATCGTTGTATTTGTAGACATGAAGAGGAAGTCCAGCTAATGTTTCAGCCAGTATCCTCACACAAGAGTAAACTGCCGTCATTTGCATGGCTGTGTGCTCATTGACAGCTTTTCCGGCAGTTGTTCCTCCAAAAAAGAAATTATATCGACTGCCGCTTAAGCTGTCTTTAGGCTTGTCACGTGCCTTGAAAATTCCTTGTATTATTCCCATGGACATCACTCTCCTTAAAAATGGGTATGAAAAAAGCACCTATCCGCTGATAGATGCTTTATATTTTTATAGAATTATTAGATAGATTCTATCTATATTATAATTAAATTTCACTTTTGGCAGCATCTGCGATGCTTTTTATATACGTATTAACGGAACCCTCAAATACCTTTACTTGTATATCTGTATATTCATACTGTTTCTAATGACATAATACTCATTTTCGATTGTAGAAAATGGAATAAATATGGCTATATCACAATATTTGAATTTCTTTTCATTTTCAATTGCTCTTATATAATCCTTTAAACCAAACGTTATAAATTTTGTTTACAGTTCTCCAAAATTATCTTTCAAAGATTTTTCAAGTTTAATTGCTGATTCAATCTCCAACCTTTGGCACAACAATATTTGGAGTATTATTATTAACAAAGCTTATTGACTGTACTATCTTATTGAAGTCGCTATTAAGGCTACTAGTTATGTTATCTTTGTGAGTAATCGTAAAGGTATAAGATATGCCATTATTTATAAAAATAACACTTTCAAATTCATATACATCCTCATTTACGTTCCCGCTAAAATATAATTTTCTACCATCCAAATTTGCTATTCTTATGTTGCTTTGTTCAAGAATTTTTGAATTCGGCAAGTCTTTTACTAATCCCTGTATATATCCATCAAAAAATTCGTTCAGTAAATCATTCCCAATATCTATGTATTTGATTTGCACCATTAGCACCCCATCATTAGACGATGTAGTTCCAGAAGGATAGAAATACGTTATATCATTGCTAACTACTACTTGTTTCCAAGTCGATGAAACCTTGTATATGCATTCTCTAGCAGAAAATATTGCCTCATCATCATTCATGGATTCTAATTCAATCAGACTATAAATTAGCTTTGCTTCTAAATCTTTTTGTTGTGAAGCAGTTAATTGATCTGAAGTTCTAACAACTACGGTACCTACAACTCTATGAGAACCTGAGGCAAATATACCACCGTCAAATGTTGATAAGTAAGAATTACGTTTTTCAGCTTCTTCAACAGTATTGTACACCTCTAAACTTCCACCAGAATTTGTACCTTTTTCAATAATACTATTTCCGCTTACATTAGCTTGATTTACTAAGTTATAGGAAAAATATACTTGCGCCGTATATCCACCTTGTTTACCAAGTTTTCCATTAGGATCATTATCTTCAGTAACAGCAGAAATTCCCGTTATACCTCCAATAGCTTGTATACGTTCTATAACAAATGATTCAGCTGGTGCAGTTACTTGCTTTAACTGTTTAACACTATCTTCATATGCTTTTCTTGAATCTGCAATTTGCTGAAGTAGACTAGTATAATCAGTATTATTAAGCTTTTCTATTTCACTTTTTATTGATTCCAATTCTTTAGGTTTTTCAGGTATTGTAACCTTTAATGACTTTGCTATTGACACAGCCGTTTCAAGTGTTCCAATAGCATTTTCGTCAAATGCTTTTTCATTTGCTGCAATTATTGTTTCTGCATCTAATATTGATTTATCAAGTTCTGAATTTATCGCTTCTAATTTTAATGATGCCTCATTAAATGCGTCAATTGCAGCTTGTTCTTCTTTAGAAGTACATCCGGATAACAAAATAACTAATAACAATAGGCAAATTCCTAAAGCTTTAAATCTATTAACCATAGAATAATACCTTCCTTTATAATCTTTTATTTCAATTATATAATAAATTTGGTAATATGTCTACATTTTACTAAAAAACGACAGTGTCAATTAATTGTT